GAAATCGCAATGGGTGGTGGTGAGATTACCTATAATAGATGGTGGGATCCAAATGGATTATCTGCACCAACTAAGAAAGAAATTGATGTAGAGTTTGCTTACCAAGAAAGATTAGCAAAACATTATCAATATGCTTATGATAGATGTAGAGAATATCCAGATGGGTTTGAACAACTAGATATGCTATGGCACGCAATTAATGCTGGTCTTGAATTGAAAAATTCACAATGGTTTAAGAGTATCAAAGAAGTAAAAGAAAAATATCCTAAACCACTTGAACACCCTCCAGTAAAATAAACAAGCCCGCTTCGGCGGGTTTTTTATTTGCCATGAAAATCTGGTTTGACTAAATAGACTATAAAAGTCAAGGAGTTATTGTGGCAGCATACACGGAAATTTTAGTGGAACAGGGAGCAACATTTTCTACTACAGTAAATGTAGAAGATACCGCTGGCGCAGCCATCAATTTATTTGGATATTCTGCATCATCACAGATGCGTAAATCTTATTACGCAACATCTAATACGATTATCACATCCACTATCACCGGTAATGCAAATGGTGAAATTACACTCTCAATGTCCGCTGCAAATACTGCAAATTTAACTCCTGGTCGTTCCGTTTTTGATTTAATTATAACATCACCAGCAAGTGTGGTGACGAGAGTGATTGAAGGTATTATCATTATATCTCCAGGAGTTACAAGATAAATGTTTTTGAATAACAAATATACTAAAGTATATTTTTCTTTAATTGAATCAGCAAAAAAACAAACAATAGATGGTTATTGTGAAAAACATCATATTGTTCCAAAATGCCTTGGTGGATTAGATACTCCAGAGAATTTAATAAAACTTACTGCAAGACAACATTTTATTGCTCATTTACTTTTAACCAAAATGTGTGAAGGTAAAGTTAAATACAAATTGTATAGTGCATATTCAAAAATGTTTTGTAATGGTAAAGACAATCAAAGATATTTACCAACATCCAGATTTTATGAATTTTCAAAAAAACTACTCTCTGAAAGTTTAACGAATGACAATCCTTCTCATTGGGAAGGGGTAAAGGAAAAGATGATTGAAAATCATTGGAATAAATCAGATAAAGCTAATAGTGTAAGACAAAAAATATCAGAATCTAAACTTGGTGTAAAATTAAATTTGAGTTTAGAACAAAGAAAAAATCGTTCTTTGACGCATTTAGCTGAAAGAAACAATATGTTTGGTAAAACACATACTGATGAAGTAAAGGCTGTCTTATCAAATCTTAAATCTAAAACATTTAAACTTATCAATATTTTCACTAATCAAGAAATAGTATTTAAAAATTCAAAAGAATATTTTAAAGAAAACAAAAAACAATATAATTTATTCAATAACTGCCGTTCTCAAAAAAGATTGTTTGAAAATGAATGGAAAATAGAGGTGGTTGAATAATGGCTGTTAATGCAAGAATAAACACTGGTGCAAATATTGGCCAAATTAAAGTAACACAACAAACAAGATCAACAATTGCAGCACAAAATTTTTCACCTAAACCAAATATAAGCTTGAGTGAGGTAGGTGGCGTATCTACAACAGGTGTACAAGACGGATTTACTTTGATATTTAATTCCAACTCTGGAAAATTTGAAGCTGAGCCTGCAGCTAATGTAACTGGAACAATAACACAAATAACCGGAGGCTTCTTCTAAATGGCTAATACTTTAATTCAGCTAAAACATTCGCTTGTAACAGCTGTACCTACAACACTTAATATTGCTGAACCAGCATATTCTTACACCAGTAATACTCTTTTTATTGGTTCTCCTGATAGCACAGGTTCAATTGCCATTGGTGGTAAATTTTATCTTGATCAGCAACAGATAATTTTCAATTCAACCAACGCAGCATTCACTGCTGCTAACACCGCCGCAGCACAAACTGGAGCTTTTAATCATGCTAATGCAGCCTTTAATGCTGCTAACACTGCTGATGCTAAAGCTGTTTCAGCTGGCACTTATGCCAATGGTGCATTTGTTGCAGCTAATACTGCTGATAACAAGGCCACCTCGGCTGGTACCTATGCCAATGGTGCTTTTGTTGCAGCTAACACAGCTCAAGTTACAGCAACATCTGCTGGTGTATATGCGAATGGTGCTTTTGAAGCCGCTAATGCAGCTACAGCCACGGACACAACACAAAACAATTCAATCGCAGCTGCGTTCACCAGAGCTAATAACAGTATTAATGCAAATACTGGTGGTACAATTACAGGTTCATTAGTTGTTACTGGTAATTTAACTATTCAAGGTAACACAACATTTGTTGATACGGAAGTCTTATCTGTTGAAGATTCGTTAATTAAATTAGCAAATAATCAAACAGCTAGTGATGTATTAGATATTGGTTTCTACGGTCAATATGATTCAACTGGTCTAAAATATGCTGGTTTGGCAAGACCTGCTGCATCAGATACATTCTTCCTGTTTAAAGGATTGACACAAGATCCAACTGCAAATGCTCTTGCTTCTGGTTCTATAACGGCTGCTAATGCTGCAACACTTATTGCAAATGTTCAAGCATATTCTGTAACGATTGGTGGTCAAGACATTCAACTGTTTTCAGGTAATGCTTATGCAGCTGCTAACACTGCTGATAATAAGGCCACCTCAGCTGGTGTATATGCTAACGGTGCATTTGTTGCTGCTAATACTGCGGATAATAAAGCAACTAGTGCTGGTGTATATGCTAACGGCGCTTTCGCTGTTGCTAATACAGCGGCCGTAAATGCTTTATCAGCTGGTACTTACGCTAACGGTGCTTTCGCAGTTGCTAATACCGCTGATGATAAGGCCACCTCAGCTGGTGTCTATGCTAACGGTGCTTTCGCACAAGCAAATACTGACTTTACTGGCATCACAGTTACAGCTGCTCATCATGGTAGTGCTAGTGCTGTTGCTGCTTTCCGTGTTGAAGCTAATGGCCGTATAAGTTCTGCAAACTCAACTGCTATTGCAATTGGTGCTTCTGCAATTACATCTGGTACATTAAGTGTAGAAAGAGGTGGTACTGGTGCAGGAACATTTACAACAAATGGTGTTCTGTTAGGCCAAGGCACATCAGCATTTACTACCGCATCTTCGTCAACTGAAGGCCATGTGTTAACTATCAATGCATCTGGAGTTCCAACATTTGCACATCTCCAAGGTGGTACTTTTTAAATAATACATAATGAATAGGAGTTATTATGAGTGTGGAATTTTCAAATGCGTATCAAGAGGTTCTGCTTGAGAACTTAGATTCAATTCTTAAGCAGAACTTTATGTTTCAAGCAAGATTAAAATTGTTTGAAAAACAAGCCAACGGTCAAGCAGAATTACAGGCAAAACTAGATGAATTAACAGCAACACATCAACAAGCTTTGCAACAAATTGGTCAGACGCAACATTATAAAGTGCAAGCAGAAAGCAATGATGCTATAGTCCAAGAAAAGACTAGAATCCAATCTGCTTTAAATGATGCAATGAAAAAAATGTCTGGATTGGAAAGTAGTTTAGAAGCAAAACAAAAAGAGATTTTGGACAAGGATGCAGAATTGTTAGAATTAAAAAATTACATTTCTAAACTTGAAGTAAATCTTCCTGCTACTAAATTAAAGAAAATCAATACTGTTAAACCTGAAGAAATATTGTCTATTGATTCTGCTGTTAGTGACCTATTCAAAATAAAGGTTGAGGACGGTAGTACATTCTAATGGCAAATACAGTAATTCAACTTAAACATTCAACAGAAACCGGCAATGTACCATCATCGCTGGCCAATGGTGAAATTTCTATCAACAGTCGTGATGGAAAGTTTTTCTATTCCACGCCAGCAGGCTCAGTCATCACTCACTATCCTTATTTGGGACCAGCAGGTCTTAATAAGGAAATTCAATTCAATGATAGTGGCACTCTAGGTTCAAATTCTGACCTATCATTTGATAAAGCATCTGGCATATTCAGCACCAAAATAATATCTGTTACCAACTCTGTTGGTGATGAGGGTGGTGAAATATTACTTGCAAAACCGGCATCAAACACTACACTAGTTGGCACCGGAATCACAATTGATGCCTTTCAGAATAAAATAAGATTTTTTGAGCAAGGCGGTTCAGCTCGTGGTGCATATATTGATTTAACAGAGTGTGTTGGTGGTGCAGGAACAAACCTATTAAATCCTACATCATCACCAGACACAACAGCAAGAAATACTGCTAATGCGGCCTTTATTCAGGCTAATGCTTCTTTCTTACAAGCAAACACTCCAAGTGCTACTGCTAATTCTGCCGCTAGTTATGCCAACGCAGCTTTTACAAGAGCAAACAATTCATTAGATGCTAATAACGGCGGTACTGTTACTGGCACAATTACAGCCACTTCGTTTATTACAACAGGTAGTTTTGGTAATATTCAAGGTGCAAACACAATATATGCAAACAATTTTGTGGCCAATACTGGTTTCATTCAGTTTGCAGATGGTTCAAAACAATATACCGCAAATGCTGGCTCAGGCGGTGGTACTACCGATTTTGGTTTTGGTATTATTTACACCGCAAACAACGATACATATGCTAATGCATCTGCTGCCAATTCACAAGTCAATTTTGTTGGTGAATCTGGTGTTGTTGTTTTAGCTAATTCAACAACAAAAACAATAACATTTGCTGGTATTCCTGGCGCACAAGGCCTAACCGTCGATTATGGATTTGTGTATGATTCAATTAATTACAGCATAGATTACGGGACACTATAAATACTATTATGTCAACACAAGTCCAAATACGAAGAGGTAATACAACACAAACTGGTGCATTCACCGGCGTTGTTGCTGAAATTACCGTAGATACCGATAAGAAAACACTTGTTGTCCACGATGGAACAACATCTGGCGGTTTTCCCTTAGCTCTTGAAAGTTCATTAACATCTAATGCAGTATTTTCTCAGGCGTCATTTAATACTGCCAATGCCGCATTTTTACAAGCTAATACTCCAAGTCACACTGCCAATTCAGCAGCAGTATATGCTAACGGTGCCTTTGCTACAGCTAATACTGCGGATAATAAAGCAACTAGTGCTGGTGTATATGCTAACGGTGCCTTTATAACTGCTAATACAGCAGCCATAAATGCTACTTCAGCTGGTACTTACGCTAACGGTGCATTTGCTGCAGCTAATACCGCAGCCGTAAATGCTACTTCAGCTGGAACATATGCTAACGCTGCATTTTTACAAGCAAATACACCAAGTTTTACAGCAAACTCTGCGGCATCATATGCTAATTCCGCATTTCTTCAGGCTAATACGGCTACCACCTATGCTAACGGTGCTTTTGCTGCTGCTAATACAGCGGCCGTAAATGCTTTATCTGCTGGAACATATGCTAACGGTGCCTTTGCTGCAGCTAATACTCCAAGTCATGTAGCTAATTCAGCAGCGATATATGCTAACGGTGCCTTTACAGCTGCTAATGCTGCTACAGCAACCGATGTTACACAAAATAATAGCATCACGGTTGCATTGAATACAGCCAATGCTGCTTTTGCTTTTGCTAATACTATTTCTGGTGGTGCTGCAATTGATAATGTGGCAAGAGAGATAGCTACTTCAGCAGCTATATTTGCTAATACACCAAGTCATGTTGCCAACTCAGCAGCGATATATGCTAATGGTGCTTTCACTAGAGCTAATAATAGTATCAATGCTAACACTGGTGGCATAATTACTGGTGATTTAAGTATTTCGGGTAATCTGACTGTTACCGGTCTTACAACTTATACCAACACTTCAACAGTATTAATTGCAGATAATATCATTACTGTTAATGCGGCCATTAATCAATCAGCTCAACCAGCAGTTAATGCTGGTATTGAGGTTGACCGTGGTGCTCAACCAAATACCTCAATCTTGTGGATTGAAACATCAGGTAAATGGGCAGCAAACAATGGTAATGGTTCAATATTCATTGCATCTGATTCAGCTGAAAGTTATGCTAATTCTGCTTTTGCGGCCGCTAATGCTGCAACTGCTACTGACACTACACAAAACAACTCCATTACGGCTGCATTTAATCATACTAATGCAGCTTTTACTCAAGCGAACTCAAACTTTATAAGCGCTGTTACAAGATTAACGGTAACAAATTCAGGTGCCTCTGCTTATCTAATAGATCAATATTCAGGAAACAATCCTTCAATATATGTTTCTGGCGGTGAGACACTAGCCTTTCAATTAAATAATGTTACTGGTCATCCGTTTATGATTCGGGTGTCCAGTGGTGGTGCAAATTATGATACAGGACTTACTCATGTTTCTAACACAGGGACAGTTTTAACTGGATCAAGCGCACAAGGCCAAGTAACAGGAACTTTATATTGGAAAGTTCCCTTTGATATAGTAGGTTCAACTTATGTTTATCAATGTTCCATTCATGGTGGCATGGTTGGTAATATTGTTATTCAACAACCTGCTTCATTTGTTGCTGCGAATACAACACTTGCTTTTAATCAAGCAAATGCAGCTTTTAGTCAAGCTAATAATGAAAGTGGTGTTAATGATACACAAAACAATAGTATCACAGTTGCATTAAATACAGCTAATGCAGCATTTGTTGCTGCCAATGCTGCTATTTCAACCGATGCTACCCAAAATAATAGCATCACAGCGGCTTTCTTACAGGCAAATACTCCAAGTTTTACTGCTAATAGTGCTGCAATCTATGCTAACGGTGCCTTTGCAGCTGCTAATGCTGCTACAGCAACCAATGTTACGCAAAACAACAGCATCACAGCAGCATTTATAGCTGCTAATACTCCAAGTCATGTTGCCAACTCGGCATCAATTTATGCTAACGGTGCTTTTACAGCTGCTAATGCTGCTACAACAACCAATACAACACAAAACAACAGTATTACGGTTGCATTAAATACAGCTAATGCTGCATTTACTAAAGCGAATACAGCAGCAACTATTCCAGATGTGTTGGCACTTTCAATTGCTTTAGGATAAAAAATGGCTACACCTTCAACTCGTGCTCAATTCAAAACTTACTGTCTAAGAAAACTTGGTTTCCCCGTTATTGAAATTAATGTGGATGATGACCAAGTGGAAGACCGTATAGACGATGCTCTATCATACTTTCAAGACTACCATTTTGATGGTACAGAGAAGATGTATATGAAGCACCAATTGACAGTCGCAGATATTAATCGCCGATGGATATACGCACCTGATGCGGTAACATTTGTAACAGGTGTATTTCCATTTAATAACTCTAACGCATCAATCAATATGTTTGACTTGCGTTATCAATTACGCCTGCATGATTTGTATGACTTCACATCTGTTTCTTATGTGTCATATGAAATCACCATGCAACATATAAGAACGCTTGAGTTATTGTTCTCTGGCACTCCACAATTCAGATTTAATCGTAAACAAAATAAAGTTTTTTTAGATATTGATTGGACAAGAGATGTTCAGCCAGGTGAGTATGTGGTTGTAGAATGCTATAGATCATTAAATCCTGATGTGGTTACTCTCTCAGGCACAATGTCATATACATCAGGCAGTAATTCTGTATTAGGTTTTGGCACAACATTTGATCAACAATTTTTAGAAAATGATTTCATTACATTTAATGGTGTTGATAATTTCCAAGTGGATAAAATACTATCACCAACATCGTTAACAGTTCGTGGGCCAATGGTTAATACCGCAGCTAATGTAACTGGAACAATTTCTGGCAACTCTGATGTTTGGGGTGATAGATTTTTAAAGAAATATTCCACAGCATTAATCAAAATGCAATGGGGTAATAACCTTAAAAAGTTTGCAGGTGTGCAATTGCCAGGTGGTGTGACATTAAACGGTAAAGAAATTTATGATGAAGCTGTGGAAGAAATTGCCAAGTTAGAAGAAGAAATGCAAATCATAAATGTTTTGCCGAACGAAATTATGCTTGGTTAAAACTGATGGCAACCAACCTATATTTCCAGAATTTTCCAGCTAATCAAGTTACCAGCGAGCAACTTCTTGTTGAGGACTTGGTTATAGAATCTCTTGGAATAAACGGCATGGATGTTTATTACATGCCAAGATCCAGTAGAGATTCTGTTGATCTGTTGTATGGTGAAGATACATTAAAAACATATACAACTGCATATCCACTAGAGATGTATTTGGAAAATGTTACTGGCATGGAAGGTGAAGGTGATTTTATGTCCAAATTTGGACTTGAAATCCGAGATGAAGTAACCTTACTCGTTTCTCGCCGCAGATTTGGCTTTACTGTAAATCAGCTTAGACCACTTGAGGGAGACTTGATTTACATTCCATTGTTTCGTAACTTCTTTGAAATAACTTTTGTAGAACATGAAAATAACCAAGCCATGTTTTATACACTTGGCCGTGGTCGTGGTGGTAATGTTTATGTTTACGCATTAAAACTTAAACAGTTTGTGTTTTCAAGTGAGGTTATTCAAACTGGTATATCGGAAATTGATAACCAAATATTTGATTTATATCCAAGAAATAGAATTTCATTAAATGCTGGAGGCACAGGTGCTTTTGTCGCAAATGAAATTGTATATCAAGGATCAAGTTTAGCCAACGCTACTGCACAGGCAATAGTTTATACATATAACACAGGTGTTTCTCTTGATGTTATAAGAGTGATAGGTACATTTAATTCTGGTAATGTTCGTGGTAATACTGGTAATGCAAATTGGATCATTAATACTGTTTCTGATACAGCAACGATGGATAATGCATTTGAGGATATTGTAGATAATAATCGTATTGAAACAGAATCGGATTCTATACTTGATTTTACCGAGCATAATCCTTTTGGAGAAGCTTGATGCTTGGCAACAGTCATTTTTATAATAGAACAATTCGTAAAATCGTGGTTGCATTTGGCACCATGTTTAATGATATACAATTGGTTCGTTACACCAAAGATGGTCAAACGGCAAAAGAAGTTACAAAAGTACCACTTTCCTATGGTGCAAAAGAAAAATATCTTGCACGAATTACTTCTGACCCAAATTTAACAAAATCAATCGCAACCATTGTTCCAAGAATGAGTTTTGATTTGGTTGGTATGGAATATGATTCTAGCCGCAAACAAATGTCAACTCTACAGAATTTTGCAGCTAACAATGCAACAAAATTTAACAGTCAGTATGCACCAATTCCTTATAATTTTGATTTCACTTTATCAATTTATGTTAGAAATACAGAAGATGGGACACAAATACTAGAACAAATTTTACCATTTTTTACGCCAGATTTTACTGTTACAATAGATTTTATTAATAAAATGGATCAGGTCTATGATGTGCCTATCATTTTAACATCTGTTTCTCCATCAACAGATTATGAAGGCGATTTTTCAACAACAAGATTGGTCATGTGGGATTTAACTTTTACAGTTAAAGCTTATATTTGGCCTCCAGTTAAAGTAAGTAGTGTCATTCGCCAAGCTAACACAAACATATATACTGATGCTAGAAATCTTGATGCACAAAAAGTTTATGTAAATTATGCAACGGGAACCGGAGTATATACTACAGGTGAAGATATTGAGGTTGTTTCAAGAGGTGTAAAAGGTGAAGTTATATACTTCAGTAATAATGCATCTGGAACATTGGTTGTTGGTGCGTTAAATAAAAACCTTGCTGTGAATGATAAAATTGTTGGCATGTATTCAAATGCTTCGTATACAATTTCAACACTTGATAAAAATCCAGTTAAAGCTTTTATGATCGTAACAACACCTGATCCAATTACAGCTAATGCAAATAGTGCTTATGGATTTGATGAGTTATTTACTGAATGGCCAAATACATTATGAATAAATTAAACAATAATCTATCTGAAATTTTTGATGTTGAACCTATTAAACATACTGAAATAGTAGAGTTACCAAAAAAAACAGATGTTGTTTTATCTGATGAAGTTGATGCTGATTCTGCGTTAGCTAGAAAAAATATTAAATCTCTTTTAGGTAAAGGTGAAACAGCGATAGATAACTTGATGCTAGTAGCACAAGAATCTGAGCACCCAAGAGCCTATGAAGTGTTGGGTAATTTCATTAAAACACTTTCAGATTTAAATAAAGATTTATTGGACATACAAAAGAAAAAACAAGAGTTAAAACCACAAGATATTAAACAGTCCATAAATGTGGAAAAAGCTGTATTTGTGGGATCAACGGCAGAATTATTAAAACAAATAAGAGAGAACAAATAATTATGGAACAACTCATTCAACAACTTAAAGTTATTTTAGGTACAAACTTTGCTTTGTATTTGAAGAGCCACAACTACCATTGGAATATTGAAAGTTCAAATTTTCCTCAGTATCACGATTTTCTAAAGAATTTTTATACTCAAGTTTTTGATCAAGTTGATCTAATCGCAGAACATATTCGTTATCTAGATTCGTATGCTCCAGGATCCATGCAAAGATTTCTAGAATTGGCAGATATTGAAGAAGCTGTTGATGTTGTTCCGTCCGCATTAATGATGATATCACAACTCAAACAAGATAATGATCGGTTTATTATTCATTTACGAGCAGGCATAGCTGCAGCTGAACAAGCTGGTGAACCAGCAGTATCTAATTTTTTACAAGAGCTTTTAGGAGCTCACCAAAAAAATGCATGGATGATGCGTAGTATTATAAAATAATGAATAGTGGATATAATGGTAACTTCTCACTAAAAAGAACGGGAGTAGACTTTTCTTATACCGAAGAACAGGTATTGGAAATAGCTAAGTGTGTAGAAGATCCAATTTATTTTATTGATAATTATTGCTATATTGTAACACTAGACCATGGTATTCAGCCATTCAAACTTTACGATTGTCAAAAGAAAAAGATTAAACTGATTCACGATAACCGTAAAGTTATCCTTATGGAAGGTAGGCAGCAAGGTAAAACAACATCTGCTGCAGCTTATATTCTTTGGTATACCTTATTTCAAGATAACAAAAATGTAGCCGTTCTTGCAAACAAGGCTACAACTGCTCGTGAAATTATGGCGAGATATCAATTGATGTTTGAATATTTACCCAATTGGATGCAACAAGGTGTTAAGACTTGGAACAAAGGTGACATTGAATTAGAAAACGGGTCTATTGTTTTTACTGCTGCAACAACTGCTGCTGGTATTCGTGGTAAATCAGTTAACTTATTGTATATTGACGAAGCTGCAATTATTCCAAATACTGTGGCTGATGCATTCTTTACTGCGGTATATCCAGTTATCTCTGCCGGTCAAACAACAAAGATTCTTATTACATCAACACCATTGGGTTATAATCATTTTTGGAAATTTTGGAATGATGCCGTTAATAAAAACAACGACTTTGTGCCCATGTACATTCCATATTGGGAGATTCCAGGCAGAGATGAGAAGTGGGCACTTGAACAGAAGCGTCAGCTTGGTGATCTGAAATACAATCAGGAAGTGCTCTGTAAGTTCTTAGGATCGTCCTTAACACTTATTAACTCAGACACTATTGAATACATGTCAACTTGTCCTACAGTCTATTCCAAAGACGGTTTAGACTTGTATGAATACCCAATTAATGGCCAAAGAGATGATGATGAAAACCTAGTTACCAAGCCTCACACCTATGTTATTGTTGCCGATACAGCTAAGGGTGTTGGTGGCGACTATTCAGCCTTTGTCATTGTAGACATTACTGATATACCTTATAAGCTGGTTGGAAAGTTTAGAGATAATAAGATAGCACCTATGCTATACCCTAGTGTCATATATAAAATGGCAAGAGATTATAATAACGCTTATGTGTTGATTGAGGTTAACTCAAGTGAGCAGGTGGCTCATATCATGCACAATGAATTGGAATATGACAATATCATCTTTGTAAACAGAGATACCAAAAAAGGGCAAGTTGTTTCTGGTGGTTTTGGTGGAGGTAAAACTCAGTTAGGTGTTCAAACCGATAAGCGAGTAAAACGCATTGGATGTTTCACCTTTAAATCCTTACTTGAAGAAAGTAAGCTTTTAATTACCGATGCAGATACCATATCTGAAATATCAACTTTTATCCAAGTAAAAGATAGTTATGCAGCTGATGATGGTTACCATGACGATTTGGTGATGCCATTGGTTTTGTTTAGTTGGTTAACTACAAACCCTTATTTTAAAGAATTAAGTAATATCAATATTCGTGAATCCATGTATCAAGCCAGAATTAAACAAATTGAAGAAGATGTTATTCCTTTTGGATTCATACAAAATGGATTAGAAGAACAATTTGTTGTAGATTCTGGTGATGTTTGGAAACCAGAAATTCCAGCTGGTTATCTATCATCAAATCTTTAAAACACTAAATAGAACATAAAGAATAATTGACCCGTAAACTAAGGAGAAATCCATGGCATTTCAGCTATCACCTGGGGTAAATGTATCAGAAATTGACCTGACTACAGTTATCCCTTCTATTGCTACTTCAATTGGTGGCATCGCTGGAAATTTTAACTGGGGTCCAGTTGGTGAAGTCATTACCATTTCTGACGAGGTTCGCCTTGTTGATCGTTTTGGTAAGCCAGACTCTACAAATTATGAATACTGGTTCTCAGCTGCAAACTTTCTAGCTTATACAAATAATTTAAAAGTTGTTCGTGCTGCAAACACTTCGTCAACATATAATGCCACTGCAAACGGCGTTGGTGCTTTGATTAAAAATGAAAGCGACTATGTTGCAAACTGGGAATCATCGGCCAATACATCACTGGGACCATTCGGTGCTCGTTACGCTGGTGATGGTGGAAATTCACTAAGAATTTCTATCTGCCCAAGCACACAAGCATTTTCAGCAAACTTAACAGTTACAGATTCTTTAAGAGCAAATGCTGTTGGAGCTACTGACACCACAATTAATGTTAACGGTAATGCAAACGCAGCTGCCAATTTGGTTGCTGGTGACTTGATTTCTGTTAATGGTGGTTCATCATATGTTCGTGTAGCTTCTGTTAACGCAACTGCAATTATTACAGCCACGGCACCAGGAGCAGTTGTTGTAGGTACAGCAATCTTACGCAAATGGCAATATGCTGACCAGTTTGGCGTTGCACCAGGAACATCTGATTACACTTCAGACAATAATGGTAGCGGCGATGAATTGCATGTCATTGTTATTGATGAAGATGGTATATTCTCTGGCGTTGCAAATACAGTTCTTGAAAAATACTCATTTGTATCAAAAGCTTCAGATGCAATAACTAACGAAGGTGAATCAAATTATTATAAAAATGTTATTAATAATAGATCACAATATGTTTGGTGGTTAAATCATCAACCAGGTGCATCAAATTGGGGAACAAGTTCTGTTGCTAAAACA